ATGAAGAGCGACACGATAATCGAGAGCAAGCGCGTTGGACAAGTTGTGTCCAATTATGCCAACGTGCAGACTGCGCTTGGTGCTGGCAACTATGGCGGCATCAGGTTAAAGATTGACCCGAACACGGTTAGCTATCTGAACTTTTACCTTGCCGATATTAACCTTGCAATTGACTCGGCTAATGTGAACGTGCCTATCTTGATATTTGATATGACAACTGGCAAGTTGATTGAAACCATCACCTATGCAGAGGGCGCGCTCGATCAGTTCATCGGGAAAACATTCACCTCAGCTAAGCGTAAGATGGACATCGCCATCGTCTATGAGTCGGATATCAATACGGTTAAGTTCACGCCAAAGAGAGGCACTTGCACAAGCTGTGGAGGCGGGATTAAGGAATCGCATATCTGCCCTTTTGTGGATGCGATAGGCATCGAGCTTACAACGGATGGCACGAACGTGCTCACAAGCAAATCGAGTAAGTACACCACAGGCATGAGCCTCACGTATAATGTGAACTGCGACCGCCAAGGATGGCTTTGCTCGGTAGGTGGCACGATGGCATTAGCGTTAGCCTATGCCACAGCGGTTGAGATTTACAACTATGCCCTAACGATTAGCCCGAATCAGCGAGTGAATACAACGGTTATTGTGAATCGGGGGCAGAACAAGACCGAGCTCATGGATGGTATCATGGCAGCTCGCGACATCGCAGCAACACGATACAGCGAAGACCTCGGAGCAACCTTGCAGAACATGCGCCTGCCTGATGACACGCATTGCTGGGATTGCAGAAAGAACATGAAGTACGTTACAGCCCTTCCATAAGATGCCGACACCCGCCGAAATTCAAAAGAACCTTGATGCGTTGTATAGCGATTGGACTAACAAGTTTACTGCCTTATACGGCCCTGTTCGTGAATTGAAGCGCATCATGTTTAAGCGCATATTCGGCACTGGCTCAAGCGGTGGCACGAATACGGCTGGTGAGAAATTGCCGACTGTGCCATACAGCACAAAGCCTATTTATGTTAGTCCGCGAGCGTTGGCATCGGCACCAAGCAAGTACAAAGTAGGTAAGCGTGGCGAGCCAATTAAATCGTTATTTTTTCCCGGAGGTTATGCCGAGCTAAAGAAAGGCACTTCGAGAAAGTTGCCTTTGGAATTGACCGGAAGATTGAAAGGTGGCTTCCTTTCATCCGATGTATTGACCGAAGGATTGGAAGCAGCGATAACAGTACCCGCATCCGAGGAAGGCAAGATTGATGGATTAGAGGCGAAATACGGCACTATCTTTTTGCCGACACCTGAAGAGCAAGCCGAGATGCTCGAGGAGCATGCAGCCGAGCTTGTGCAACAAATCATTAATGCTATGAATAAATGAATATACTATCCACCATTCTCGACAGGCTAAACCAGCGCATTGAGGTCGGCAATATCTTCGATAAGATTTACGGCCTTAGCGAGCTTGTAGGCGAGGGCAATGATAAGGCGTGGGCGTTCTACATCGGCAACGGCCAAGCGATTCCTGTGACCGATTACGATGCTAAACAGGGCACGCTATTCTGGGCAAAGCGCGGCAAGATTAACGTGACCAAAAACGATTCGCTCAAGCTGGCAGGCTGCCGCTCAATCTATGAGACACGCTTCTCGATGACGGCATACGCAATGGTGCGCAAGTCGCATCTACCTTGCGACTCAGCCGATGCACAGGACTGGGTGGCATCGCGTGTGCTGAGACTCATTAGCGGCACTGACCCGCAATTCAAAACTGCAATCGGGGCAATCGCTTATGAGGTTGTGCCGAGCGGGTACGCTAATGAGATTAAGTATTTGCCAGTTAACTATGAGTGGGCAGCGGTTGCAATTGATGTGGATGTGAATGTCAGCACATCGAGCGAGGACGGCTGCTATGATACTTGCCAAACGGGTGACATCCCTCTGCCGGACTTCGAGCCTTGCGAGCCTTGCTTAACCGAGGTTGCTGTGGATGGCGTTACCATCACAGGGAACGGAACACCAGCCGACCCGCTTGTCGCAATTGGTGGCGGTGGTGGAACACCATTGCGCACTCAGGATGAAGGCACCAACGTAAGCACCAACACAACCACGCTAAACTTTACCGGCGCTGGAGTGACTGCTTCGCTAACTTCGCCCGGAGTGGTTCAGGTGAATGTGCCGGGCGGTGGCGGTGTGACATCAGTAACTGGCACAGCCCCGATTGCCTCAAGTGGTGGGGCTACGCCCGATATCAGCATTACGCAAGCAGACGCCACCACAGACGGCTACCTCAGCTCGGCTGATTGGAGCACCTTCGATGGCAAGTTTGATGTGCCAACAGGAACAAGCGCAGACTATCTCGATGGCACCGGAGCACCTCAGCCATTCCCAACACTCACAAATGGCACGGTCACATCGGTTGCGGCAACTGTGCCAAACCCGACAAACCCTGCATTCAGCGTTGCAGTACCTAACTCAACCACAACGCCAAGCATTGACATAACTGCGAACGGAGTAGTGAGCCAGTACGTGCGTGGCGATGGTTCTTTAGCTAACTTCCCATTGGGTGGTGGCGGTGGCGCATCGGTTAACTATTACCTCAACGGCTCAATAAGTCAAGGAACGATTGGAGGCAATGCTTACTTTCAAATGAGCCGAGTGCCGATTCTCGGAGCTGGCACGAACTTCACACGAACAAACGCGCAAGGCAATGGCTACATCGCGCAATTCATAACCGATGCAGGTGACCCAAACCTTTTGGCAATCCCTTCAGGAAATTGGAATTTCGAGACCTACTTCAATGCTTCGAGTGGCGGCGGAAATCCGAGCTTTTACATGGAGCTTTACAAGTACGATGGCGCAACCTTTACGCTAATTTCAACAGGGTCTACAAATCCCGAAGCAATTACAGGCGGCACGGTGGTCGATTTGTACGTTAGTGCGCTTGCAGTACCTTCGACAGTATTGGCTGCAACTGATAGGCTCGCAGTGCGAATTTTTGTAACCACATCAGGTCGAAACATTACGCTGCATACCGAGGATAACAACCTCTGCCAAGTAATCACAACATTCACCACAGGGCTAAACGCATTGAATGGCTTGACTGCGCAAGTTCAGAACTTCGCAACTGGCACGAGTGGCACGGACTTCGGCATCAGCTCGGCAAGCAGCACGCATACATTCAACCTACCAACTGCCAGCGCAAGCAACAGAGGTGCATTAAGCAGCGGCGATTGGACAACATTCAACGGCAAGTTTAACACCCCAAGCGGAACAACCTCGCAATACGTGCGCGGCGATGGCAGCCTTGCTACCTTTCCGACTACCGGAACGGTAACAACAGTAAGCGCAACCGTACCAAGCCCTGCAAGCCCGGCCTTGTCGGTCAACGTAAGCAATCCTACTACCACGCCAGCAATTGCAATAACAGCGAATGGAACAACCTCGCAATACGTGCGCGGTGATGGCTCGCTTGCGACATTGCCAAACTTGCCAACAATTTATAAGAATACAACCGATGCGGGCAATTATAGCGGAACAACTAATACCGTTATATTTACTCAGGCTGTTCCGGCCAACACATTTGCAGCCGGAGATATTATAAGAGTTAACTATCGAACAAGGAAAACAGGAACCGGAGGTACACAAACGCTTAGAATTTATGTTAACACAACTGCCAATTTAAGTGGCACACCTATTTTAGTAGGGAGTTTTGCGAATGCCGGGGCACCAAGTTATTTGGTTAATCAAATGCTTAGGCACTTAGTGATTAAAACCTCAACAAATAATACAGAGGTTTACTTTGCGCCCGGCCTTGGTTACTTTATCGATTACAATATTTACGATTTAACAACAACGGCAGCGATTAATTGGACTATAAGCCAAAATTTTGTTTTTGCTATTCAGAACAATAACGCAGTGGATGTTAATTTCGGTTCGATGTTTTTAATTGAAAAGCTATGATAAACATAAACATAACACAAACCACAATTCAGTTTTACTCGACCATTGCCGATACTGAAATTAATGCACAATTGATTGAGCCAAAATGGGAGATTGTTGACACTGAAAGCCTGCATGTTATAAGTAGTTTAGGCGTGTATTGCTTATCCACTATTTCAACAACATTCAACGGCGAACAATTTGAAAATTCAGATAGTGCGATTGACTATCTAAATTCTTTGTAACTTTGTAAAAACTAACCAACTATGGCAGGCGTAAAAGTAACCGACCTAACACCGTTAGCAACGGCAGCAAATGATGACATCATGTATATCGTTGATACAAGCAGCAACACATCGAAGCAGATTGAGGTTCAAGACATCTATTCAGGAATGCCGCAGTTTGCGAGTGGTAGTTTCACGCCTACGATTAGCGATGAAGTGGATTGCACTGTTACAGCATTGCGTGGCATTTACAGCCGCGTTAATGATGTTGTGACAATGAGCCTTTACTTGAGCATCGCTTTGGATAACGCTGGGGGTTCTGGTACATTCAATGTTGCGCTTCCGGTTGCATCGACATTCGCAAACGGAAGAGATTGCTATGGCACTGCTACGCTAATGACCAATGCAATTGATAACATGATAAGCTATGTTATTAATGCCGATATAGTAAATAATAAATGCGCAATTGAAGTCCAAGCCGATACAGGGGTAAGCACCGTTGGCGATTTCGTTGCGACAATTCAATACTTAGTGCTCTAATGCGCAGCACCTCAATTCTCGGGCTTAATCTGATTAAGAAGTACGAGGGATTGAGGCTCTCAAGCTACCTTTGCCCAGCTTCCATACCTACCATAGGCTACGGCTCGACGCGATACCCGAATGGCAAGAAGGTAGTTCTCGGCGAAAAGCTGAGCGGCGAAAAGGAAGCAACGCAATTGCTACTATCTACGCTTGACCCATTCGAGTCAGCCGTCAATAAACACCTACCTAACCTCAATCAATGCCAGTTCGATGCGCTTGTGTGCTTTGCATATAACGTAGGAACTGGCGCGTTGGTTAAGTCAACGCTGCTAAAGAAAGCCAAAGCCAACTCAGCCGACCCGAGCATCCTCGATGAGTTCCTTCGTTGGAACAAGGCAGGCAACAAGGTGCTCTCAGGGCTTACAAATCGCAGGCGCGAAGAGGCGAATCTTTATTTCTCATTGTGTAATATTTAGGGCGCAATTGCCCCAACGATTGCGCTGGCGTGTGCGTATATTAGGCATGCGAAAAAGGGCTACCAAACCAAGGCGGATACTCGATGTGATTGTGAAGCACTGGCGCGGCACAATAGGTTCGCTTATGATTCTGGTGTCCATCTTTCTACTAATCTTCAAAGTCATAACAGCCGAGACATTAACCGCCATAATTGCAGCACTATTAGCCGCAGGGTACATACCAAAAGCAAAAAGCGATGCAACAGATTAGAAGAGATACAATAAAGGTGGTTCGCCATAATAAGGTGAACATCGATGAGATGCAGTGGCAACAGCCCGATGCCGACACCTCATTCGCTCAGGCGAATCGTGAGAGCTTTCAGGCGGTGATGGCACAGCCGCCAAAGGCGAAAGTGCTAACGGCATTCGACACGATTCAGCCGTGTGATGTATCTTTATTCCCAGCCGCCACGTATTACATCCCGAAAACTCACGCTGTAAGAAACGAGCCGGAAATGCCAACGCCTATGAATTACGATATACTTGCTAACGGAATTGTGCTGACATTTACGATGCTGCTTACCATTAAGTATGCGCTCGGATGTGTGCCTGCATGGCGTTCATTAATTGCGGATTTACGTTCGGTTTAACGTATCTTTGCAGCATGGCATCGCTGCACATCCTTGAGTCATCAATTGACCTCTTCTATGTGATCACCGACAGGGATGGCAACATCGTCACCACGAATGACCTATTTCGCGAATATTCAAGCCACATAAAGCCCGGCAACATACTCGACATCGCAGCCCAAGATAGCGACCGCGATGAACTGCTTGCAGCCATTCGCAAGGCGCAAAGCAAATCGCCCGACCCGATTCGGGCATACGCAAAGACTAAGCAGAAGATTGCATCTGAGCGGTTCAATATGTGGAATGTGTACGCCATTGTAGATATGCTGCACTTTATCGGCATTCAATTGGTCGATGTTACTTCCATCAGCAACCACGAATACGAGCGGCAAAAGATGCTACTGGAAGAATTTCGCTTCACCCTATCGCATGAACTT